TATGTGTTATCAAACTCTTGCTCCATTATCCGCTTACTAAAGTTGTATCTATTGGATTGTCTTTAGGCTGTATACACGCATTAGCTTGATAAGGAACTGTGATAGCATAAGAAGCGTTATATCCACAAAGCACATTTTTGTACTCCTCCATAAAAGGCTGCAGCTGTAAAGGTAGACTCACCTCAAACTGTTCATCTCTGGTAAAGATACTTAGGCCATGCCTAATCTCAGCGTCTAGGTCTGTTAGGTTTCTTAGTGTATCACTTAAAATCTCTAAGATTCGCTCCTCTTTGTTCTCTTTTTGAAATAGTAAGTCAGCACACACTATCTCGAAGTTATAGGTCATTTGTCCTTTCTCCACAGATACTAGTCCTGGAACTATGTGAATAATAGGAAATAGAGTTTCCTTCTTTAAGTCCATAAGGTCAAGCTGACCATAGTTAAAAGACTTTACAAAGTAGTGGTCTGTGTAATAGGTCTTGAGTTTCTCTATAATGTTAACTAGTGTAATCATCTTGCTGCGTTTTGGTTTCTTACTTTTCTCATCTCCTCTTGGTTTTTATCCTTTAGCCAGGAGAGATAAGTTAGACTCTCATAAATTGGCTTTTTAGTTATTTCCTCTATATCTAAAAACCTATCATTACTCATTATGGCCAGAGTATTATACCAGCCATATTTCTCAGCTACTGAGTTATGAGTTTGCTCTTCTCCAGTTCTTTCTTGATACTCCTCTTCTCCTTCTCCGCTATTGTATAGGTTCTCAAAGTCTCTAGTAAGTCTATCCCTAAACGAAAAAAAAAAGATTGCGCCCCTATTACTTTATCCATTGTCAGACTTAAAAAGTCATCAGAATTATCGTCTATGTGACTATCTGAATAATGCTCAATAGTGTACTTCTTGCCTCTCTTTTTAGTTATAGGTCTAAACAGAATACTCATTATTTTATGAGCGTTTTCCCAGTAGCCTCCTTGTTTCATTAGCTCCTCATAATCTACCCACTCACCAGTAGATAGCTTACTAAGGTTTGGAACAAATCCAAACTCCCTCCCTTTAAATTTAAAGGTCTGCTCAAACTTAATATCTGCTGTGTTGTTGTCTAGTATCTTTATTAGGTCACCATAAATATTATTAAGGTCCTGGATGTTTAAAGACCTAACTACATCAGTAGTCAAATTACAGAAAAGCTCCACACAGAACATCTTCTCCTCTAAGCTAGAAATCTCTTTATTCCTAGACTTGTACATCGTATAGGCTCTAAAGGTTTTTAGTTCTATCTCACTCCAGGAAGTTGGTATTTTAATTTCTTTGGTTTTCATTTGTTATTAGTTAGTGTAGTTTTGTCCAAATCTGTTCCCTTTTACATAATTGCGTACTCTCCGCTGAAAGGTTTCTGGAGCTTCATTATAAGTCCATAGCGTATAGCATCAATTCCATGATTGAAGTTGTCTATAGGCTCATTAAGTATCTTTTGGTTTTTGTCTTCTTTGTACTTGTAGTTCCTAAACTCCTTTATTAAGTCCAAGCTGTCTGATGTGACAAAGAGCTTATAAGTCCTCATTAAGTCAATTCCTATCCTTATGCTGTCTGGTCCTTTCTTAGTAGGTTTAATGTTAAAGCCCGTTCTGTAAATCTCCTCTATACTTTTAGGCTCTGCTGAATCTGCAAATATCTCAGCTCCTCTAGTTATTTCTAAAGCCTTTAGCTCTCTGGAGATGTCTTGGTTTGTTAGGCCAGTAGTATAAATTAACTGCTTAAAGTAAAGCTCATCTCCTCTTTTGTATATTCTGACCAAAGCGGTTGGATCATTCGAGTAACCAAAATCTAAGCCCAGACTTAACTCTTTAGCGTTCTCTGGAATCTCATCCACTTGGCCTACATTGTCAAATACCAAGCTCCTACTCTTTCCTCTTTCACCTAAACCATAAACAGCCCAGTAGTTGGAGTCTGTTTCTTTTAGTCTTTCTATCTCCTGGATTATAGACTCTGACAGAAATGGATTGTCTAAGTAGGTACTCTTAAAGAAAGTAGCATCATCTCTGGTCATGACCTTATCATAAATCCAATGAAATTCGTCAGATGGATTGTAGTCCAGGATTATCTTATCTGTAGTTCTTAGGCTTAACTGCATCCAGCTCTCCAGGTCTATCTCATTACACTCATTAATAAAAAGGATGTTCCTCTTTCTACCTCTGACCTTCTGAGGCTGATCCAGACTAATAAACTCTACTGTGTTTCCAAACAGCTCATAAGTTAGCTCTGACTTGTTATGATACTTCTCAGAGTAATATCCCTCCTTCTGGATTATCTCCATAAAGTCACGCATAGCAGAGGCCTTTAAAGCTGGTAGTGTTCTCCTACAGATAGTAATATAAGATCCACAGTCTTTATTCTCCCAGCAATAGTCTACTAATACTTTGAGTATAGAATATGTTTTGCCAGACCGAGTTCCTCCTTGATTAACTGAGATTCTAGTCTTACAATTACTAACGTCATAGTATGTCTTTGGCTGACTAACCAAAGTAGGAGTCTATAGTTTCTTTAGCTTGGTCAAAGCCAGTACAGACTTCTGCCTTATATCCTCTCTCTCTCATCTGCTTAATGACTTCCTTCTGATAAATGGAAGCATAGTTTCCTTTTACTTTTAGCTCTATGGCTAGGCCATGATATTCTCCTCTCGGCTCTAAGATTATTAAGTCTGGAAAGCCTTTTCTATATCCTCCTAGCTTCATCTTTCTAGCTTGAGTTATGCTAGTCCTTATTCCTCCAGCAGAGCCATTAAAAAGGATATTCCCCTTGAGCATTTTAAGATAGTTTACTACTGCTATCTGTAGATGTAGCTCTCCTTCTTTTCTAGGCGCTCTTGGTTGTAGTTTCATTTCTTAGAGTATTTCTTTAAGGCTTCTATAACTATACTACCAACACAGAAAGCTTTCTCCTTACAGAGCTGTACTAATTCATTAGCCTCTTCATAGTCTTTAATTTTAAAAGATATAGGTATGGTCTTGTGCGTTTCATCTATCACTAACTCCTCAGAGTCTAGCTCTACCTCCTCAAAAGGAAAGCCATCCAATCCCCAAGATTGAAGTGGTAAATAATCCCACTCATTAGCTAATAGATCCCAGTCATTATCCCCAAAGCTGATATTATCTTTTATTATAAACTCTAGGCATTGTTCCTCATAAGTAGCTTCTTTAATTCCCTCTTTCCTTCTAGCCTTATTATTTATCTCAGCGTGTTCTCTTGTAAAAACCTCTATAGGAACCTCTTTCTTTTTTAACTCCATACAAGCCTTATACCTCATATTTCCTCCTAGAATCATATTATCTAAATCCACTTTTATAGGATTCATTAACATAAAAGCTGGAGATACTTTGACTGAATGTAAAAGGAGTTTATACTTCTCATTCTTTATCAATCTTGGATTGTCTGGGTTTGGAGTTACGCTCCCTATCTTAACTATTTCCATTACTCTTCATCTTTTGGTTTCTGTTTATCTAGTACCCAGCTTGGAGCTAGTAGCTCATTTCCTCCGCTAGTTATATCTATCCTCCTATCATCTCCATAACCTCTCTCTCTTCCTCTATTGTTCAGCTCATACATTATCAGAGTGTTTGATCCTGGCTCTTTCTTTTGTATTCTGCTTAGTAGCTCATTCTCCAGAAAGTCTAGCCTTAAATTCATTATCTCGCTCACCTTCTCTCTAAAATCTGGGTCATCTTTTTTCCACTTGTTAAATTGAGTCTTTCCAATTCCAGCAGCCTTACAAGCTGTGGTGCTTATTCCCATAGTTTTCTCTAGTGCTTCCAGGACTCTGGCCTTTCCCACAGTAGTTCTTAGCTGCTCCTCCTTTTTTAAAGGTTCGCTTTGGTTCGATAATTCACTCATATCTCCTCTTATTATTTAGTCCTTATTTCCGTTCTTAAAGTACCATCCATAGGAATCATTAAACCTTTTCTCTAAGGCTCTCAGATAGCCTCCTATGACCTTACACAGTCTTATCATTATCTTACTTAGTAATCCCAGCACCAGATAGGAGTTTCTTCACCTACATAAGCTCCTATTACATTATAATTAAAGTATTCATAGGCATCCTCTAGACTCATATCTTTCTCTAGTATCTCTAAGCATTTAGATACAGAGTAAATTAATCTCATACTACTCTCCTCAAATCCTATTACAGCCTCATCAAAACCATCAGCTTTTAAAAATTCATCTTCACCAAAGCTCTTTATAATTTGTTCTAACATATTTTAATCTTCTAGTGCGCTCTCTATCTTTTTAATTACTTGCTTTAGGTCAGCCTTTATACATGGTGGACAGCTTCCAGGTGACTTTCTAGCTCCAGTTATTTTAGTGTATAGCTGATAGGCTTTAGATAGGTCTTTAGCACTCACTCTTGAAGAGTCCAGAATAGCTGATAGAAACTCTTTGTTATCTAGTAGCTCCTTCATTTCCTCCTTAGTACTACTCCATAGCTCTAGTGGACAGCTTCCAAACTTTAGTTTAGTCTTGGCGTCCATAAAGCATCCACAGAGCTTTTTAGTTTCTCCATTGTGTTCTATCTTCTCTCCTATTACTGGCTTTCCACAAGTCCTAGTTTTATCTCTAAAGTGTTTACAGCTCTCACAGATTGAGATCCTTTTATTCTGTCTTTCCTTTGTTACTGTCCAGCTCATTTGTAGTTGTCCTTAATGTGCTTTTTAACTTTGTTTATGGTATTGTAAAGAGTCTTTCTGGAGATTCCACTTTTCTTGGAGAATTTAGTGAAGCTCATACCTCCACCTCCGAAGTAAAACTTAAAAACTTCTCTCTCAAAATAAGGAAGTCTTTTAATTAGTAAATCTACTTTCTCCATATCTACCATTTTTAAAAAGTCTACTTCATTAAAAGGCTCTTCTATCTTATCAGTCAAACCTCCATCAGCTTTCTTATTTCTCCAGCTCATTTCCTTCTTATAGAAGTCTGAGTTTTTACTATAGAGCTGAGTTTTAAGGATCATTATACAGTAGGCCTCTGCTTTATTCTCCTCATCTAATCTCTTGAGGAGTTTTTTATCTTTCTCCAGAAGTATAATGTACAGCTCTTGGACTAATTCCTCACCTATCTCTATACTCTTACTTAACTTTATGGCTAGTTTTCGATAAAAGCTATACTTGTCCACGTATCTCTCCAAGCTCATAGTACAAATGTAAAGATAATATTATACTTTTGTAGAAGTTTGTTTTTCAATTTGGTTGATGGAGGATAGGTAGAGTTTGGATTGATTACCCAGCTCACCTATCCTTTTTTTTTAACTGCATTTAAACCACATTAAAACGTGGCTTATTTGTGCGTTGTACACAATTGTTTTTATTAAGGTCTTTCACTAAGTCCGCATTTATAACAATTACCCTTACCTCTTGGGTATTTTATATAACAATCACAAAACAAAAGTCCGCTTTGCTGTACAACAACGGGTATAGTTAATTTTTTAACTACTTCATCCATTCTATAATAATCCGTTGCTCTTTTTAAGCAGGTTTCCATACTTACATTTTTCCAACCATCTAATACCTTTTGGTTGTACAGTTCGTCTGCTAATTGTTTTACTTTATCCATAATATTTGTTTCTTTTAATCCGTTAAAAATCTAACCATACCCAAACCGTTAGCAATAAATTCACTAATCTTCTACCATTGAGTAAGTCTTTTAATTTCATCCACTAACTCAATCAATTCTGACCTCGTAATATCTTTAGGTACGTCAATCACATAATCTTCTTTATCTTCTTTCCATTGCACTATTGCAGGAGATAAATTTTCGTTTGGGTTTAAAATCATTTTTTCTAACATCGTTTTTTATTTTTAAGTTATTACTATTTAATCCGTTCATAAGTTGCTAACATCGTGTATATGGCATTAAAACGACCACATACACACAGCGTTAATGCGCAATTATAGTTTTAGGCAGTGTTAATTCTACACAACCAGTACTATATATTTTACCTTTTGCATCTATCAAAGTATATCTATTCTCTAAAGTCCAACCATTCATACTATGTATAGTTACTTGTACTGGTTTTTCTGCTTTCTCAATCCAAATAATAGTATCTTCTACATTTTGGTCGTTTTTACACCCAACTAAAAAAGCGCATAACAGCGTATATAAAACATATTTACTTACTTTACTTTTAATTAAATTTCTCATAATCTTAAATTTTATTTATTATTTATTAATCTATTCTTAAATTATCCAATACTGTTTTATATACTGCTACAGTTGTAGGCAATTAAAGCCCACAGTTCCCACAGTTCTTGCAATTCTTGTCCCGTGCGTGAACCATATTCCCACATTTACATTCTGTATAGTAGCTTCCATTGGGGTTTAACTGTTCGCTCTGCCCTACAACACTAAATAAAACACATATTAAATCGTGTGCTTGATGTTTAGTTAGTTCTCTATTGTCTAAGTCTGTTAATATACTTTTAAGTTGTTCTGTCTTTTCCATACGTGTTTTATTATTTTCGTTACCCACAATACTACTTTTCGAGTACATATCTAAGATGCTCAACTTCCTTTCCTTTTCTGTGTACTTGTATCCCTATTCTTGTAGGTGTTCCATTATTATCAGCCATCCCGCCAATACTTACAATTTCGCTCACTTCAATTACTTCGTGCTGTTCTTTTTCTACAACCATATAAGGGTAGTTAATAGAACCGTTTTTAAAATCTTCAATCTCTTTTTCTGTAAAATATTTCATCGTTTTTTATTTAAGTTTATTATTAATGACCCGTAAAGTGGGTAACACTAAATATAAAACAGCAAAAAATCCGTTTTATATTCTTAACATTAGTAAATAGGAGGATTTGATTTATTAATGAAATGGTAAACTATTTGATTTCCTCCTCCACTTAAAGGGATCATTATTGTAAATGATTTGTGAGGGAAAGGATTACTGGCCACTCCTGGAAGCTCATCCCACTTTGTGCTGTTGGAATACTACAGTTGAAAGAGTTTACTGGTTTGTAATTAGTAGCCTTACTTTTTACATCCACTTTAAGCTCATCTATTATTAGGTCATAGTCATAAGTAGAATTAAACTCCACCTTGTATCCTTTGCTTGTAAATAAGTCATAGACTATAATTTCACCTACTGCTCCTATCAGATTTCCTTTGCCTTTAGTTATAGATCCTCTTAACTCCTGGAAAGGATAGAGCTTTTTTGCTCTCTCTATTTGCTCCTTAGATATTTTTATCAGCTCCATATTATTCTTTTAAAAGGTTGTCATAAAACTAAGTCCATTGTTCAGCCATTGCTTCTGCTATACCTTTAAATGTTTTACTTCTTAACGTGCTTCTCTCTGCTGCGTTCTTAGAGTTTTGTAAAGATTTATAGTACCACATAGGC